AGCAGACTTACCAACAGGACTTGACTTTGATAATGAAGTAGTGTTTAGTGGCGGGACGTACCAATATCATCGAGGTAGTTCTCCATTTAGTAATGAAGCATTTATGGTGGGTAATATAGATGCACAAGTTAATAGTGGTGTTGATAGAATAGCAGGAAGTTCAACAAGAGGTCCTGCTATAAACATATACGCACCCGGCGACAACATAATGAGTACGTCTAGCATTGCAGCAGACGCTGTATATTCATTGCTAGACTATCCTGGTAACAGTACATATAAAATTATGAGTATTGGCGGCACATCAATGGCATCGCCACAAGTAGCAGGAGTTTGTGCTTTACATTTACAAGTACAACCTGACTTAACACCAGGACAGTTAAAAGATAAAGTTATTAGTGATGCTAAAGATGTAATAAGTACTACGGGTTCTGATACTGATTATGATGATTACATTAATAGTTTATTAGGTGGCCCAAACAAAATGTTATACAGTAGATACGGATCAGCAAACACCTGGGCTATTACAGGAACGATAAATATTAGTGGAGGCTTATAATGGCACTTAATTTTCCTAGCGCACCTAGCGCAGATGAAACATTTACAGACGGTACAACTACATGGATATGGGATGGCGTTTCTTGGAATGTAGTTTCCGGTGGCGGTATATCTGCTGAACAGCCTGATGCATTTAAGACGTTTACAGCAGACACTGGCACTACTACAGCAGATAACGAAAATGACTCATTTGCTATTAGCGGTGGTACTAGTATTGAAACAACAATAAGCGGCGATGAAGTAACAATAGACTTTAATGGCTCTGTTGGTGATCCTGATCAAAATATCTTTTCTCAAATTGATGCAGATGCAGGATCAATATCGGCCTCTACAACAAGTAGTATATTAACTGTTGAAGGTGGAACTAACGTAACAACACAGATTGTAGGTAACACACTTACAATTAATGGTTCAACACCTACACTAAGCATAAATGATTTAACAGACGTAGATACTACAAATACAACACCTGTTGCAGGTAATGTGTTAAAATGGGACGGTGCAAAATGGTCACCAGGACTTGATGCAACAACAGGCGGAGGCGGCACTGATGCTGACACATTAGACGGTCAAGATAGTACATATTTTTTAAATTATAATAACTTACAAAATACACCAACTGTGCCAGCAGATGTAAGCGACTTAACTGACACTACATCTTTATTATTCAGCGGAGCATTTGCAGACTTAACTACTAAACCAACTACTATAGCAGGTTACGGTATTACTGATGCATTTGACGGATCATTTTTAAACTTATCAAATGTACCTACTACAATATCAGGTTACGGTATTACTGATGCTGTTGTGGACTTTGCAGACTTAGGCACAACTCCAACTACTATATCAGGATACGGAATAACAGATGCACTTAGTACAAGTTCTAATTTATCAGCATTAGCAGACGTAGATACTACAGCACCAGCCACAGGTCAAGCACTTGTATGGGACGGTGACTCGTGGGGTCCAGACACAGTAAGTGGTGGAGGCGGCGATCCAGATCAGAATGTGTTTACAACAATATTTGGTGATGCTGGATCATTAGTAGCGACTACTACAACATCATCTTTTACAGTACAAGGTGGTACAAATATTAATACTACAGTAGCAGGTAATAATGTACGTGTTGATTTTTCAGGAGCATTAGGTGTTGACAAGTATGACGATTTAGAAGAAGTTGTACGTACTGGTAGAACAATTGACAAAAGTTATACATCAGCTTTTGCAATGATTAGAATGAATAATGCAGGTAACTCTGCTTATACTGTTGATAGTCACGGATATAGTGGAAATAATCCTACGTTGTATGCAATTGGCGGAATGACTATTGCATTTGATTTAGATCAAATAGGCGGACATCCATTTGAAATACAAGACGGTACAGGTACAGCATATAATACTGGCCTAATACATGTAGATATTATTGGTAATGTTTCAACTGGTACAAACGCACAGGGTAAAGATGGCGGAACATTGTATTGGGAAGTGCCAGAGACTGTCTCAGGTGGTTACAGATATCAGTGTACATTGCACCCTGCAATGGTAGGTGCTATAACTATTAAACGTATATCACTACTTTAATTGCTTTAAAATTGATTCAATTTTATCTTTAGTAATAAGCAGATTATGCTTAATATCAATTAACTGTCTTGGCTTAATATAACCACCACTTCCGCTTTGATGGCCTACATCAATTTCATCACTAAGTGATTTAAATGTATTGACATATCCTATTAATTTATCTTTTAATTTGCCTTCGTCTAAACTATCACATGCGGCTTTATACCTAGTAATATCTTTAATCCATTTTTCAGACTTTGTTAATAGTGGAAACATTTTTCTATCCTATGTTATTTGAAGGTAATACTATAAAAGTATCTTTTTCAAAATCACCATTACTAGATTCTGTTATAGAACTGTCAGCTACTATTGCTTCTAAACAACACGGCATTAATGGTAATACATGATGTGTTTGACCTTCACCTAACACAGTTTCAAATAATTTTCCTGTGTCTGTATCTATCCATCTTAACTTAAAATTACCTGTGTTTACAAACCATGTTTTTTCTTTTTTAACATTAAAAAAGAAATCTGTTCTACTACCAGCACCAGTAAATGCTAATATTTTTGTGCAATAATCATTGGTCCTAGCAATAGTTAATTCGTGTCCCCAAGTTTGTTTTGTTACGTCACTCATTTTCGTTAATTACCTTTAGTACTTCAATTATTGTTTTTAACTTATTTTGTATTGTTTTATTTTGTAGTGTATTTCTTAAACCGTGATGTAATGGCTTTGGCCATTGTCCCGTAGTAACCCATGCATAGCCATCGTGTTCGTGATTAAGTGTTGGAATAAATTCATTTTCTACTACAATTAAATATGTATGAAAGGAAAAGTAATTATCATTGCTAACAAAACTTTCTAATGGAAGAACTTTAGTATAATCTACGTTGCCTATTTCTTCTAGAACTTCTCTTTTAAGTCCTTCCCAAGGAGTTTCGGCATTTTCGTTTGTGCCGCCGACAAGGCCCCAAGAAACATTAGACTTGTTTCCTGTCCTATGTAAAAATAAAAATCTTTCTGTGGCTAAGGAGTAGAATAATGCTCCACTACAAACAATCTCTTTCATACTAATAATTATGCATCAAGTAGTATGGTCCAGGTCGCTCCTGAGTATTCTCCTTCGTAACTTTTAATCCAGTATTCGCCATTCCATTTATATTGGATACCGGTATTTAAGTTGCTGGTATATGTTGCTGGTGATCCTGTACTGCCATCATCAGCACCGCTTGCATCAAATACAATGTGCCAATTTGCTCCGTCCCATTCTATAATATCACTTTCGCCTGCAATAAAGTCTGTTCCGTTTGTATTTTTCCAAGCATCTGGACCATCATCGTTTGTAGCGTTACCTATTTCAGATAAAATAAGCAAACGTAAGCCTGATTGTTTTACAGTATCAGGGTTAAATCTTAACGGATCGACAATATAGTCTATTGTTGTAAAGCTATTAGTACTTCTTGCAGGACCTGAAATAACAGTATCATCCGGTAATGTATCACTATCAAAGTTAATAACTATTTTAGTATCGTCTAATGGATTAATAGTAAATGTACCAGTAATATAATTATCACTATCTGATGCCTTTAATAGTATTCTACTAACGTCAGATTGGTACGTGCCTGGATATGCTTGTATTAGCTCGTTCCAACTAACTTCACCAACTTTGTTTCTCCATACTAATTTTGCTACATCGTCTTGTACACTGATGCCATAATTTTGATATGTGCTACTAACACTAGTTTTATCAAACAATCTCTTTGTATTAAAGTCCATTTGGCCATCGCCAACATTTGGAAATTCACCGTCATCGACTGTTTGTGTACTTCCGTCAGCCTCGCTATCGTCTGATAAAGGACCTGTGTTTACTCTAGTTACAAATGTTGGTTCTGTGCCATCTATTTGTCCTGCTATAGTAGCACCTAAGTTAATGTCGCCATTTTGCTCGTTAAATATGTTAGATATAATACTTGTTGTTACACCTAAGCGTTTAACTTTAGCAGGAGGTGTTAAGTATATAGGCGTACTAAATTGTAAACTAGCAACATCTATTTCACTATCTACACCAACTGGAATTGATCTAGAACTAAATGTAATGCCTTCCATATTTACAACAGTTAAACTAGTCCAGTCTAAGTAATTGTCTGTAGTTTGTATTTCGAAACTAGGATTAAACAGTACTAATATTTGTTCTATTATTTGTAATTTTTGTTCAGCATTACTAGCCCAAATATCAGCTGTTACTTTAAGTGTATATGGTGCAGGCATATAACGCTCTACAGTGTAGTTTTTACCTTGTGTATTAAGATACTCGCCCGTAGCACTATTGTATGTGCGTTCACGTACATGTCTTTTGCTTATTAAACTAGAATCAGCTGTTCTATCTCTATCCATTTCTAAGCCAGTTACATATACAGCCATTCGCGGCGCCGTTGGTATTTTATTTTCAGAATTATCTCTTAGTATATTAGCAACTTGACGAGTTAAATCGCCATACATAACAGGAACTTGTTTTTCATTTCCATGCCCGTCTTGCACTTGGAAATTACTTAACATTCTTATAAGTTGAGTAATATACCTTCTAATTTGTGCATCATAAAAAAATTGCATTATACATCATCCGCTTTAGGTCTAAGTGCTTTACTTAGAGCTTGTCTTTCTGAAACAGTTTCGTCACCAATAACATCAGTATTTGTATTATTAATAAATGTTCCAATTTGTGTTTTTCTATCGTTAGTATTAGTCATTGTCATTCTAACATTGTCTTGCATTTTAATCCATCTAGTGCCATCATATTTAAATAGTCTATTTGGTAAAAAGTCTGTACGTAAAAAATAATCGCCAGCTTCATTTATTGCTGGGAAACTAGTACCACTACCAAATGCCGCACCGTTAGGTGGTTGACCATCTTCAATTAAGTAACCTGCGTAACCTGTTCTGCCAGGCGCACTAGCACTTGGATCAGCTACAGTATCTACTATTGCTCTTCCTGAGTCATCAGTGTCAAGTGTGTAATAGTGTCCTATGTCGTATCCTGACTTAGGCGCATCTGCTTCAGCTTCTGTAAGCACAGCATCGTTTATAGCTTTTTCATTTTCGTATGTGCTTAGTAAATCTCTTAAGGTGTTGTCACTATACGTAGACCAATTAAAAACGTCTGTAGGTGTGTTACCTTGCGTCTGTGACGTTGCTTCATATAACTTACCTTTATACTTTACAACTTGACCAATTTCGTATGTAGTTCCTATAACATAGTCTCCCATAAAGATATCTTCATCTTCTGGTGTTTCTAATATATCTGCAAATTCTTGACTATCAACAATTTGCTTTAATTTAATTCTATATAAATGCGGATACCAAGTAGGACTAAATCCTTCTGCCGCTCTGTTTACATCTTCTACTACATAGTATCTTTTTAAACTAGTAGCAAAATCGTTTTCTGCATACTCGTCTTTTAAGTGTGGTAGCTCTATAACATCTCCACTCATTATTTTTCTACCAAGTGCTTTAACACTTGTAGTAATGTGTATGGTCATAAACAATGTGTCATTGGTTAAAAACAAACCAAATTGGCTTAGATCAAAATCAATGTCTTGTACATTGTATATGCCTCTAATTGTATAGATGTCTGAATCGTATTTTCTGTCTCTATTTTCTAAAAACAGAATATCTTGAATCTGAGTGTTATCTTTAACAACGTCACCATCGTCAGTACCTACATATTTGTGAATATTCACATCAGTACCGCCAATAGTAAACATTTCATAGATACGGTTATCCATGAATTTGTAATCGTTGCCTCTTTCGGGTTTATATAAACTAAGTCTTGGCATA